CTCTATTTGGAGTAGTACGATCAATAAATATACCTTCACCTGGTCTAATTCCATTAAGGTCATATGAAACTACTATGTTTGAGTCACCTGAAATTATAGAATTAATTTTAGTATTTGTATTATCAATCATTGCAACAAGTTCTCCAGTATTGCTAAAGATTGCTTGATTTGCAATTAATGAGGTTTCTAAATTAGCAACTCTTGTTAATATTTCACTAGAGTCTACTGAATTTATAAGTAGATCCTTTAGAGAATTTACCTGTTGCTGTAGGGCTTCAATCTCAATTAATTTATTTGAGAAAGTAGTTTGAAGTTGGGTAAACTTAGTTAAGACATCCGTAAATAATTCTAAGGAAAAAGTAGAGTAATCGTTAATTGATTTTTCTACTTTAGCATCCTCAATTGACGTGTCTAATTTAAGATTTAACTTAAATGAAAATGCATTACCATTTGTTTTGTTTAATGGGTCCGGTTTATACTTAGTAATTGGTGGAATTGCAAATTCTAGACCGCTTTGTTGGATCTTGTCTAGGAATAGAACTCCATATAGATTTGTTTTAAAATCAATCGGATTTCCATTAGGATCTAAGTTATTTGGATCATATGTATCATAATAAACTAAGACAGCATTAAATTCAAAGTCACGATTAGCAACATAATCATTAAATTGAGAAAATACTTTAATTTCTGGATTCTCACTAGCTAGTTTATAATTAGCTAAGTCAAAATCAATTGAGATACCATCTAATGTATTTCTTTGATACTCAACAACTACTGGCCCTTGAGTTTTTCTAATAAATTGATCTTGGGCTACGTTAAAATTAGCTAAAGATTCAGTATAGTATGAATTATTAATAGTACCGGTAAACCAATTACCTGGAGCATATGTTCCAGCAAGAGTATTTTTAATTTCAGTAGTTACACTGGCATCATCTAAATCATAGAATGCTTTTAGTGATAATCCAAATGGATGAGTATCATTATAATGTCTACCTGAAAGATATTCAATATCTAGTGGAGCAGCTAGCGTATTAGCAACAGTCAGTCCTGCATTATAGTTAAAATCGCTAACTGATTTGAATAATACGTGTGGGGTAGTACCAACATTTGTAGGTACGTGAATATAGACTTCAGTATATGAATTTTCACTAGATGAAAGAGTATTTACGACATCAATATCACCTATATACTTAACTACTCTATTATATGTAGAATTAGTTTCAGGTTTTTCAACAAATCGCGGATCGCCTAGAAGAACTGGTGTGTTTTTCTCAAGAGCATTAGCATCTTGGAATCTAATTGATCCCAATTCCTTTAACCATTTCCAAAATACTCTTTCAGAAACAGTAAGCCTCTCATTTTTCTTATATGTTGGGCGACTTAATAATAGTGACTCAAAGTTAAGAGCATAATTTTGAAAACTTTCTGCTAGGTTTACGTTATTATCTGGATTAAGTCCTTCAATTATTGGAGATTCTCCAGCTGCGCCAAACTGTATTTTATTATCTGTTGCTAGGGTATTAGGAGTCCCGATTTCAGGTATTCTAAGCAACACAAACTTTGAAAAACGAACAGAGTTTTCACTATTCGCTAATGTGATATTTATGTCTTCAAGAGCACTTTGAAAGTTATAAAATATCCCCTTCTTGTCCTGAACTGGCTTAATTAAAGGAGTTACTGCCATTTAATTTTTTCTTTTTTTTATTAGAATACTGATGTTCCAACTAAGCTAGTCGCTAATAGACGGTCGTCACTATTTGAATCGATAATATAGTTAAAGGTTGTGCTTGCTCCATATGGAGAATATGTACTTGAATCTACTACACCAACTGAATTAACAGTATCATGTAATAGAATCGTGTTTGTAGTATTTAAGTTAGTACCAGCAATAAATTTTATTGGAGATGCCCATGTTTGAACAAATGGAGTAACAATTGAAGTTAATGACACGGAATTAATTACATCAACTAAATAAATTGTAAACTTGGTGTTTGGCTCTGGTGGATTAGTCAAATCAAAATCAATAATAATATTAAATTCAGGAATATTTGAATTAATTGCAGTAGATCCATTATATACTGGGGTTGGATCTGGTGCAGTAGAAGCTTTTAGTGTAAGGAATATATTTTGTTTAGATGTGCTACTTAATGTGATGGTTGCCTCAGCTGGGGTACCACTTACTCCATTCCAAAGAAGATCGGCTGGTACATTTTCCTTTGATTCAATTACACTTGAGTTAATAGTAACTGGCGCATTAAACTCAGCAGTACCATCAAAAGTAGCAGTAGTATTTGAAGTTATGTCATTAACAGTTACCGCGTCAAACCCAGCAGTCATATTAGTTACGATATGATCAACGGTTAGGATTGATTCATTACTAATATTTTTAGCAAGAGTAGCAATAATAGTCGGAGTAGGAGAACCGGCCTGATAAATCAAACCAGTATCCTGTAAGATAACGGTTTGTGCCTTTAAATAATTTATAGCGTTGGTTGTCCCAATCGATGTAGTCGCAATGTCTATCTCTAAATCATTGATTAAATCTTCAAGTTTAGCTTGAAGAAGCAAAGTATTTGCGTTTGTTATAGTTGCAATGTCTGTAACAAAGTTAGTCATTAGTATTTGCTGAATCGGTAATGAGATCGGCGTAAATGGCATAATTAGTTAATTATTTTAGTTATTTATTATTAAGCGCTATAGTTCTTTATTAAGTAATTTTTCCTAGTGTTAAGACGATCCTCTGTCTCAAGGGAATATTGACTTTTATTTAGAACTCTAATAAAGTTTTGTACTGAGTTTTCGTAATTTGTTTCACGATTATCAATCACTGTTACTTTAAGTGAGAAATTACCGATATCTTTGAATTTCCAAACAAAGAATGGAACTGATTTTACTCTAATTATCTCTTCTCCAGTAACAGTATTAGTTAGAGACCAAATAAAATCATTTTTACCATCTAAGTTGTTGATAACAAAGAAAACTATTCCATTTTCTGGAACAGCAAATGTACCTTTAAATAATTTAATATCGTTTATGTTGAACACATTTTGATCGATAGTAGTTGGAATAAACCCATATTGTTGATTATTATCAAAGTACCAATAATCATCTACCCAAAAGTTAGGATTTTGCATTGCTCCAGCAAGCAGGTCACTGGTTTTAGCAAAAACAAATAGATTCTCTTCTTCAAAGAATGGATAAGTTGCAACTAAGTGATTAACTAGTGATGTTGAAAATACTCGCTTTGGAGTAAAGTAAGTATATTTATCACCGGTAATCGTTGCTCCAGAATATTGAATAGTGTGATATAATTCTTTACTTAGGAATCTAGCTTGTGCATGGATATCTGTTCCATTTAATACAGCGTACGTAAATAGACTTATTGCTGGATGAGTGCTTGCATTTAGGGTCACGCATAAATCATCTAAACTAGTAAATGCTGGAATGGTATATGGAGTAAATAGTGAGAGTGTAATAGTATCACCAACAGTAGGTGTATAAAAATAGAAACCTGCTTTAAAATCATCAACATGGACAAGGTTATTAATTCTCATCCAATATAGTGAACCTAATTCAATATCTCTAAAGTCCTTTAGTGTAATTGGTGTATCATTTTCACCAAGACCCCAATACCTTTTTTTAGGGTGGTTTTGTAGAGGATCAGTGTATGCAACATATGCTGCTGTGTCAACATCATATAGGTCAACATCATATATATTTTGTCCCATTCCATATCGATTCATAAAAAATGATCCCCATTCAGTTAAATTTTTATAGAGATCAATTTTAGTTACAACATCTTCATTATCTAAAACATTTACCTTTGGATAATATAGTGGAGATGCACCAAAATCACTTAATTGAGTATTACTTAAATTCCCAATTGAATATTCAAATTTATCTTCTAGTCTTGAAAAGGCGATTATTTCAGGCTTCATTTGATCTGAGACCTCAATAAATCTTGAGAATACACTAATATTTCCATAGAAATCATATAACTCTATGGTTATTCTGTACTTTCCAGCAAAGGGAAGAAAATGAGGTAGAGTATGAAGGTCAACAACTTTTCCTCGATACTCAAAATTATAAGGATTTGGTCCAGGTTTAGTTATCTTCCAATTGATCTCGTAATAGTTTTTAAAATCAATATTTTCAAGAGTCCAATATGGATTAAGACCGATCGCAATCGCATCTAAATCATCAAGTTTAACTCCTCTAACATCGCTTAGAGTTAACTTAGCAATATCTGCAGTTAGGGTTACTGGAGCTCCAATAACTCTTTGTGGGTCGTCGCCATATTCCCAACTGAGTCTCTTATTTAGATTAGGTAATCGTTGGTCCCTAATATTTTCATAAAATGTGGTAATATAATCAGTTATTCCTGGAATCTCAGTCTTTGCGTAGTATTGGGAATTTTCAAAAGGATTTTTATCTACATCATTAAATCGAACAACTCCAAAATCTATTCCATTAGGATCAGCTTGACGATATAATGGGTCAAGAGATCTAAGCACAAGATTAGTATTTTCTCCAGGATAGAGACCAATATTAACGTTTTCATTAATTTGATAGTCCCGGATCTCAGTTGAGTCTGGCCAATAGTTAATTGTCAGCTTTTGAAAGTATATGAATTCTCCAATTATGTCTTTTATTTTGACATTAATTGGTAGGATCTCATTCTTTAGTTTCTTATTAAGTAGGTCTAATTTATAAAAAATCTCGTTAACTGTAAATTCAGTAGTCTCAGCAACAATTGGAACACCATCATCATCGTAATTTCCAGTTACTGCTGTGAACTCATAAACTAATGCTAAAAATTCAGTTTTTCTAAATTGTTTACCTGATTTTAAATTACTGTTTCGATCAACTAGATCAAGGGATTGTATTTTTCCATCATCTAAATAGTCAGTAATATCAACCATTGCTAGCTTATTGAAATAAGTTGAGCTAGTATTAATATTTTTCCAGTATTCTTTTACTTTTAGCAGGTCTCGATAACCTAGCATATTAATAAAGTTGATTAGTCCTCTATAAGTACCGATGTATGGATAAATCTCCTCTTTATTTACAAGTAATTGTTTTCGGGCTTTGTTTAGGGCATCTACATCTGGATAAGCCTCTTTAATATCATAGTCTTTAAGGATATTTGCATCCTCTCGTAAGAATCTAATTCCAAAGTTTTGTGCCCATACTTTAAATCTGTCCTCCTCTTCTATTCCTTCTCCATATACGCTAAATTCTCCAATAGTTGTCTCAGTAGTTCCATCAATTAATTTAAGTAGGAGTTTTCTCTCGTATGCAACCTCAGTTAATGGACTAAACGCAATATTTACCTGTAAAGGCATCTTTAAGTCTAGTGGAGCTGGGCTACTTGAAAAATCTGAGTGTGCAAAAATTGAAAAATCTACTTTGCTAATAAAATTTTCAAGTAGAGTAGTATCTCTAATGACATCATATAGAAAAATAGTATCGCTATTTTGGGAATCTTCCCAAACAAATTTTAGAGACTGATTAGAGGTAAGAGTTGGAAATCTATAAGTATTTGCAGCAATCTCTTCTAATATAAAAAGGTTTTCATTATCAAAAAGATATACTGAGATATTTTTAAAGAATAATTTACCCTTCCATACTGAATCAACAGTATCATATAAAAAGTTTAAGTTCTTTCCAAACTTATCAAAAAAGTTTAAGTTTTGAACATTCATTAGAGTTTACTAGATTTATGTTATTTATTAAATCGAATAACTTTATATGCTATACACTGAATTTTCTCCGCTTGTACTAATTGAGATAAATTCTAGAGTGTCGTCAGCGTCTAATCCAGTCTTTTTATGGATCTTTTTCCATTCTTTAGCATATCCATTTTTACAAATTTGTGTAAAGTAGGCAAATGCATTCGGTACAGCCATTTTAGTTTCGTCAAAGCTTTTCCAATACTTTAAGCAATCTAGGATTGCTGATTGAATACAGTCTTCTCTATCGCGATAATCTTTAAAATAGAGACGATCTACTGCTCGATTGGCTAGTGAGATAAAACAGTTTATTGTATAGTCTGAGAGCTCTCCATTCTGTTTACACAGGATAATATCTGCAGTAAACTCTTTATTGTTAATGTAGTGGGTGTCCCCTTTCTTTTTTCTTGCCATTCATAGTTAATTATTTTAAAAGTTGGTAAATCTTAACGACACCTAGAAAGGAGTCTACCATATCAATTATTGGAGAAATTATCTTGTCTCCTTGAACTATCCATTTTTCTTCAGAAATCGCCTTGTGCAAATCTGAATCTTTTACTGATTCAATAATAGGGTCCTCCTTAAATTTATTGAAAATATCCATTTTATTAGCGTTACCTTTACAGGCAATAGCATTCTTAAGTTCGCTTGGACTAAAAACAAATAATCGATCAGCATCTCCCTTTAAGACTCTAGTAAGAAGAGCATATTTAAGTATTCCAGTAGACTGTGAAATATCTACTAGTGAGTTACCCTTTGAACCAAATGAGATTCCTTCGATCGCTACGATTACTTGATCGTCGCCTACCTCTTTTAAAATATTTGTGATTATTCGATCTACTAGATCCTGATAGTTGACTAGTTTTGTTCTTTCAGTAATATGATACTCCGGATGAGTTTTTCTTACTGTACTTGTCTGGTCTAATTGAAGATTTGGATATTTAATAACAAGGTGCTCTAGATTTTCTTTGTCGACTTTCCGTAGCTTAGTATTTACTACTGAAAACCATTTAAACTCTTTAAAGTCTCTACAAATACATATACCCGGATAGAGTATCGAAAAATCTATGCTTACAATTGTCATTCATTTTGATAATTTTTAAAATCCTGATACTGTTATACACGAGTTGGACAAAAAAGTTCTTTTCAGAAGATATTATTTATTTTTCTAAAACCTTTAAAATTCTCAGTAGTAGAAGAGGGTTAGTGGGCGGGAGTACTACAATAGTACTATAATAGTAAATATTACTTCTATACTACTTTAATTAATTACTCTATAGATACTTTAGTAGTACTCGCGCGCACGAAGGGTGGATTTTTAAAGTTAAGAAAAAAAGAGTATCATAACCCTATGAGACTAGGATATTGTTGTATAAATTTAAGCCTGAAGGATCAGGGAGTCACTACTAATCGTGGTATGGTCAAAAAAACTTTTGATGAAAAAGGGCTAAACTACGTAAGTGAACTAATTCAAAAGAATCTAGATGATCTCTTTATTATTCTTACGTGGAACAATCTAAATGGTATACAAGTCTATCGAATGTCCAGTGACCTATTTCCATGGATGAGTGAATACAGACTTGAGGATCTTCCAGAGTTTGACAAAATTCAGGTCCTTGCCCAAAGAATAGGCAATGTTGCTAAAACATTTGATGCTAGGCTATCCTTTCATCCAGGTCAGTTTGACGTGCTTGCCTCCCCAAACTCAGAAGTAGTTCGCAAGACTATTTATGATCTAGATCAGCATGCTCGTATCATGGATCTAATGGGACTTCCTCAAGATCACAGATCGGCAATTAATATTCATATAGGCGGCTCATATGGCGACAAGCCAAGCGCTCTTAGTAGATTTTGTGAAAACTTCAAAAAACTCGCCCCCTCAACTAGAGCTCGTCTTGTAGTTGAAAATGATGATAAAGCAAGTCAATTTGGAGTAATTGATCTTTTTAATGGAGTCTACAAAGTAGTTGGCTGTCCAATTACCTTTGATCACTTCCATCACCGTTTTTGCACTAACGATATTTCAGCAGAGCAAGCAGCCAACCTTGCAGCTTCTACCTGGGGAGATATTACTCCTCTGCAGCATTTCTCTAGTTCAAAAGCACTATACGAAGACTCTTCAGTAATCAATCGTTCACATGCAGATTACGTGTATGATACTATTCCAGATTATGGATTTGATGCAGATGTAGAAATAGAGGCAAAGGCAAAAGACTTAGCTCTACTTCGATACTTAGCTAATGAAGGAGTCGTTACAGAAGAGTTAAAATTTGAATTTGAAATACAATGAAAAAAGTCACCTGCATAAACGATAAAAATCTTCCTGAAGGGGCTCACGTAGTTGCTGGAGAAGAATACGAAGTCGAAAATGAGTATCATAATGCTCTAGACCAACGAGTATACATTATCAAAGGGATCACTAATGAAGGGATAACTAAGATGGGTATGCGATGGATAGGTTACGATGCTACTCGATTTAGAGTCACAGAAGACTCCAAGTCAACTAAGAAAGAATATGAATTTGCACTAAATTAACATGGGAACTAATTTTTATAGAATACCTACTCATGCTGAAATGCTTGAGAAAAAAAGGAAACTTCAAGAGAGGATAGAAGCATTAGATATTTCTCCAGGAACAATTGAGAGAGGCTTTTGCACGCTAGAAAATAGTGAATCTGAATGGGAGTACCATTCCCCTTGGAGTGAGTTTATTGAGGAAACTTCAATTCACTTAGGTAAACGCAGCATGGGCTGGCGATTCTGTTGGAATTTCAACAAAGAGAAATATTATAAGAATAAAGAGGAGCTTCTTGCATTTATTCGTAGCGGTCGAGTGGTTGATGAATATGGAGCAGAGGAAGATATTGAAGAGTTTATCGAGATGGCTTTTAGTTGGGGAGAACCTGATGGGCATGTTTATAACCAAGCATATCTTGATCACATGAAAAAAGAGGGTTATCACCGAGACTATTCATATGACCATTCTAAATACTTTGATCTTATTATCGATGGACTTAGAGTATCCACATCAACTGAATTTAGTTAAAATGGCAAACATAAGTTTTTTAGCATATAAACTTACATCAATGACCGATGATCAAATTACAGTTGGTCTTCTTTATGCAGATGAAGAAAATTATGTCACTCCATTTATCTCAACTGAGAGATTAAAAATCCTTAAAAAAGTGGCACCTTTAAATGTATATAAGAATTTTTGTAACTATATAAAAGCTTTACAAAGAAACAAAATATTGCTAGCTGATCTTGAATATCTTTCAGTATATCAAAATGGATTTATTAAGATAACTAAACCTGGACCAACATCCGCTGACCTTGATCAAGCTAAAAAGATTTTTGATTTACACATAGATAAAAATTACAAAGAAAATGGAAATTAAATTTGCAGATACATTCTTTAAATCATTAGAGAGAATGGTAAATCGTCAGAAATGGTACTGGCAGACTTGGGACTTTATTCGTTACGACCTACCAAATGGGGTCAAAAATATCTTCTTTTTCTGGAAGGTAATTTGGAGATACCGCTCATGGGACTCAAGTTTTCAAATGAGAATACTTGCTCGATCTCTTGAGCCACTTGCTCATACACTAGAACACTATGGAAACGAAGTAGATGGACCGAGATTAAAAAAAGTCGCTAAAATTAAAAGAGCTATCGAGATCTTAAATAGACAGTCGAATGATGACTATATTGAATTAGCTGAGAAAACATTAGGATACACTGTAGATCATTCATATGGAATCTTTGGAGATAAAGATGAAGAGGATCAACCTGCTAGTATTAAGGAGATGAATAGTAAAATCTATGATTTATCTCATAAACTTGAAGAAGAGGAATGGAAAGAACTCTGGACTATTTTTAATGGTCAAGAACACTCTCATTATGTAATGCTCCTAGATAAAGCTAAGTCTCAAAATATTGATCTAAAAACAGAAGACGTCTGGGATAAATGGTTTGATGGGTCTGGCATGAAAGGCTGGTGGGATTAATAACATAAAAACAAAAAATGAAGAATTTAAAAAACAATTGGGAGTATATTGGACTAATGCTAATCATGCTATCTGGTTTTGCAGGAATACTTTATGCATACACTAAAAAATCAAAGGAATGTGACTTAGTCGTTTTCGTTAAAGGTCAACTTTCAATTGATGCTAGAACGGTAAATCACTATAGTAATGGATTTACTTCAATTGAGCTATGTAATGGAAAGACCGAAATATACCATAGTAACTTAATAATTAAAGTAGTAGAAAAATGAAACTTTTAATAATTGTCTCAGTTCTAATAATAGTAAGCACTATTATCACTCTATTAGCCATGAAATTTTCAAGTCAAGTAATTGACGAAGCTGATGAATTCGATAACCAAGAAGATTAAATTTAAACTATGTATACACCCGCAGAATTAGCAAAAGTCGTATTCTTTGATCTAGAAACAGCATCAGAATACGCATCATTAGATCAACTTGCTCTTAATAAACCAAAGATGGCTGAGTTATGGTCCAAACGTTGTGACTATCTTCGTTCCCGATTTGAAGAGAATAGAGACATGACTGACGAGCAGTTATATGAAGCAAAAGCTGCTTTAACTCCAGAATTTTCCAGAATCGTTTGTGCAACATTCGGTCGATTAACCTTTGTTGGAGAGGAGCCTAATGTGATCTTAAAAAGTTACTACTCTGAGCATGAAGATGAAGTTCTTGATGGAATTCAAAAAGTATTTGATAAATTTGCAGCCCTAAAGTTTTCAGGACACAATATCAAGAGATTTGATATACCGATGATGTGTAAGCGTCTCCTAATCCATGGAAGATCCCTACCTAAAGGCTTACAAATTCAAAATCTTAAACCTTGGGAAATGCCATTTATCGATACTTCTGAATTATGGAGCTTTGGAGCATGGCAAGAAGGATTTGTTTCTCTTGAATTACTAGTTACTTCAATTGGTCTTGAGACTCCAAAAGGAGATATTAAAGGAGAAGAAGTAAGTCGAGTATTTTGGCAAGATAGAGACACTAAACGAATTGCTGAATATTGTCAACGCGATGTTTTTGCTGGAATCCAAACTCTTTTAAAACTTTCAGGTCTTTCTGTAGTAGAAGAGTTTGAGACACAATCATAAATTGGAATCTAGACTAGAATATTTTAAGGACCCTAACTTTGTTTTTGACGAAGCGAGTCACTCTTACTCATACCTAAACCCTACAACCGGGAGACCAGTCCAGATGTTCCAATCTGTGACTGGTTTTTTGGGACAGTTTAAGAAGCCATTCGATTCAGATATGATTGCTGGAATGGTGGCTAAGAAGAGAGGTACCGCTAAGAAAATTATCCTAGCCGAGTGGAAAGAGATTTCAGATATTGCTCTTAAACTTGGGACAAACGTTCATAAATGGATCGAAGACTATTACAATGGTCTTAATCCTGCGATGCCAACTGATGAAAGAGAGCTTGATAGAGTTTATAAATTCCTAGCATTATATGATGAAAAACTTCATAAGTTTACTCCAGTCCATCAAGAATTTAGAGTATTCTCTAGAAAATGGGGATTAGCTGGAACACTTGATGCTCTATTTAAACTTAATGATGGTAGATACGTTGGAGATTGGAAGACAAATAAGAAATTTACAACAGACGCTGATAATGAGGGTAGAAAACAAAAATTATTATACCCTTTTGATGACATGTGGGATAATTCTTTAAACGGATACTCAATACAGCTAAGTCTTTACCGGCTAATGCTTCAAGAGGAATCCGGATACGAAACGCAAGGAGGATTTTTAGTTTGGATTGGACCAAATGAAAAACCGGAAATGCATAAAATAGTAGATCTTAGAGATCGACTATACGATTTTTTGCAAAAAAATAACAATAATATATTATGAGTAACAACCCTAGAGAAATTACATTTGGATCAGAATCCAGAGACGCTTTAAGAAGAGGCGTAAACCAATTGGCAGATTCTGTAAAAGTAACGCTTGGTCCAAAAGGACGAAACGTAGTTCTTGGAAGAAAAAACCAATATGCTATCACAAAAGATGGTGTTAGTGTTGCACGTGAAGTATTCCTAAAGGATCCAGTTGAAAACTTAGGTGCCCAAATGGTAAAACAAGTAGCATCAAACGTTGCATTAGAAGCAGGTGACGGTACAACAACAGCAACCGTCCTAGCTCAAGCTATTCTAAATAAGGGAATCAAGTTAATTGAATCAGGATACGACCCAATGGAATTAAAAAAAGGTATTGACCAAGTAACTGATGTTATTAAACAATATTTAGAAGAAACCTCTGTTAATGTAGAAAATATTGAGCAAATCAGAAACGTTGCAACTATTTCTGCAAATGGTGACGCTACCATTGGAAATATTATTGCTGACGCAATGGATGTTGTTGGATTTGATGGAATTATTACAATTGAGGATAGTCAAACCCATGAGACCAGTATGACAGTTGTTGAAGGAATGCAATTCGGTGGAGGTTATATCTCTCCATACTTTATCAATCACATGGAGAAGTTTGAAGTCAATTTCAACAATCCTTTCATACTTATCTATAGCGGTAAAATTAAAGGTCTTAAAGGATTAGTTAATGTTCTTGACTATACTGTTTCTAAAAAGAGACCACTATTAATTATTGCAGATCAAATTGAAGGCGACGCTTTACAAGCATTAATTATGAACAGAGTTAATGGTTCTCTTGAAGTAGCTGCAGTTAGATCTCCAAGTTTCGGTGAACATAAAGTAAATCAATTAAAAGATATTGCAGCAGTATGCGGAGCAACCTTCTTATCTGAAGAAGCAGGTCACGATATTACAAATATCAATCCTGATGCAGTTGAATCAATCCTAGGACAGTGTGAAAAATTAACAGTTACTCACGATAGTACAGTAATTGTAAACGGTTCTAGTGAAGAGGGAGAAGTTGAAAAAAGAGTTAATGAGATTAAAGCTCAAATTGAGTTTAAAGAAAATGAATCTGAAAAACTTCTTTTGAAAGAACGTCTATCTAAACTTGAAGGTGGTGTTGCGATTCTTAAAATTGGAGCGTATAGTGAAGTCGAACTTAAAGAGAAAAAGGATCGCCTTGACGATGCACTAAGTGCTACTCGCGCTGCAATCGAAGAAGGTATCTTGCCTGGAGGAGGAATCGCTTTACTTAACGCAAGTATTAAAGTTCATGCTGGAATCGCAGATGGGACTTATTCTTTTGGTAACGATGAAACCTTAACTGGTGCAAGAATCCTACTTGAATCATGCGAAGCACCATTATCTGCAATCTTATCAAATGCAGGAATTAGCTTTGACGTAATTAAAAATAAAATAGTAGAAGCAAATGATCCACAATATGGATATGATGCTCGTAATGCCCAATATGTCAATATGATTGACTCAGGAATAATTGACCCTGCAAAAGTTACTCGTTCTGCCTTGGAAAATGCAGTCTCAATTGCCGGATTAATGTTAACAACTGAGTGTACTTTAATGGAGGAACAGTCTGAAACTCAGCCAACTCAATAGGACTTACCAAAATTAAAAGTGAAAAGAGATAGGAAACTATCTCTTTTTTTTGTTTTTACAAAAACTTTATAGTAGTATATTTGTATAACTTATAAATTAATTCGCAATGACAACTATTGATCAATTCACAACACTAGGTAAATATAATACAAGTGTTAAACTTACCGCAGAAGATAAGAAAGCCGGCGTTAAAATCTATTGCCATGAGCCATATGCACAAGATCTATATGATCTAATGAATAACTATGAGAAAACCGGTGAAGTTTCAGCTAAGGACTTACAAGAAAATGGAGTATATCGTGTAAAAGCAAATATTATTTCTTTCACAGACAAAATGATCCATGCAGAAGAAATAACGTCCAAGACTCCAATTATTATTCCTTTTAGAGAATATTCAAAAGATATTGAGACTCTTTCTCATGGAGAAGAAAGAGAATTTTTAATAATGGTCTATAAATCGACTAAGTTTGGTGAAAATTATGGATCTGAAAGAAAAGCATTATCTATTTCATATAAACAAGATCTATTTAATAATCTTGCTGAAAACAAATGGTTTGATGTAACTATCACTAAATTAATTAAAGGTGGATATCTTGCTCTTTATAATAAAGAGATTGAGTGCTTTATTCCAGGTTCACATGCAGCGGCTAACGTTGTCCATAACTTTAATGACATGTTGAATAAAACATTGACTGTGATGGTTGATAACTACGATCAAGCAAACGACCTATTCATTCTTTCATACAAGAAATACGTTACTCACTCAATGCCTACTATGATTGAGAATCTTGAATTTAATAAGGAATATGATGGAACTCTTACTAACAAACCATATGACTTTGGAGTATTTGTTGAGATAGATGGATATTTTACTGGTCTTGTTCATCAAACTGAATTTGATGATTATGAAACAATCAAACGAACTTTAAAAACTGGTGATTCACTTAAAGTATATGTAAAAGATATTACATCAAAAGGTGGTCAGTTTAGAATAGTTCTTACTTTAAATCCAGAAAGTGTTAATACTGAAAAACTAGCATGGCAACAACTTAGAGAAAAAACTGAGTCTAGACGTTTTGCATATGAAGTTAATACTAAGAAAAATTCTATCTCAATAGATATCGATGGCGAAAACTATGAAGTATCGCTAAAAAGAAAAGATCTTGAAAATAACATAAATAAGTTTCCTTATGTTAAAGTTTCTAAAGTAGATATCCTAAATAAGAGCTTGAAATTTGAATTTGTTGAAGACTTTGAAAATTAATTTTCAAAAGAGCGCTCACCTAAATGAAGGACAAGATAAATAATCAAGAACTAAACCAGTTCAATCTAGATTAAACAGGTAACACTAAAAAATTTAACAATCGGCTGCGCTGATAGTATTAGCAGCGCTGTCTAAAAAAACAAGTAAAAAATATGTCAAGTTCCCTTTTTAAAGAAAGAATAGAATATAAACCCTTTGAGTATCCAGTATATTATACTGAAGGTTGGTTAAAACAAGCACAAGCATTTTGGTTACATACTGAAATATCAATGCAAGGAGACATTAAAGATTGGAACGAAAATTTAACAGAGTCTGAAAAAAATCTAGTTGGTAATATTCTCCTAGGTTTTGCTCAAACTGAATGTGCAGTTAGTGACTATTGGACTGGGCTTGTTACTAAATGGTTTCCTAAATATGAAATCAAACAAATGGCAATGATATTTGGTTCTCAAGAGACTATTCATGCAACTGCATACTCATACTTAAATGAGACACTTGGCCTTGAAGACTTTAAAGCCTTCCTACATGAGCCTACGATTGCCGATAAATTTGAATTTTTATTATCTACGGCCAATGATTATACCCATATTGATCTAGCAGATTCATCAGATGCCCGTAGAGATGTGGCAAAGTCACTTGCTATATTTTCCGCATTCGCTGAAGGAGTATCCCTCTATTCATCCTTTGCTGTACTATATTCTTTTCAAATGAGAAACTATTTAAAAGGAATTGGACAACAGATGAAATGGTCAGTTAGAGATGAATCACTACACTCTAAGATGGGTTGCCAATTATTTAGACATATGTGTGAAGAATATCCAGAACTTAGAGAATCTGTTCAAGCACAAGTAGAAGAAGCTGCTTCCTTAATGGTAGATATGGAGCTTAAATTTATTGATAAGATGTTTGAAATGGGAGACTTGGAAAACTTAAAAGCTGACGATCTAAAAGCATTTATTAAAAAGAGAGCAAACGAAAAATTAAATGAATTAGGATACGAATCAATATTTAATTATAGTGAAGAAGCAGCTTCTCAGTTAGACTGGTTTTATCACCTTACTGGTGGACATACCCATACTGATTTCTTTGCAATTAGACCAACCGATTATGCAAAAGCTGGAGAAAATGAAAACTGGTCAGAAGACGAACTTTGGTAAATTAACGCCATTTGGTGAGTATATTAATATGCTAAATGAGAATAGTAAACGAGGACCATCTGAATGGATTATTGTCTCACCTAGAGTAGCAAACGAATTAAACAAATTAAAGAATAATAAAGAAAATGGAAGAAAATGAAATAAATCACGGCGAATCACTAGGTTGGGAAATCGGTGTTCACTTTCCAGTATGGGCAAATACTGAAGTATATGTTAAAACTGTGTCTAGGGGATACTTACTTGAAGGTGAAACACCTAAAGACGCTTATTGGAGAGTTTCAACAGCCGTTGCAAAAAGACTTCGTAAGCCAGAGATGGCGTCTAAATTCTTTGATTATATGTGGAAAGGTTGGTTAAATTTAGCTACTCCAGTATTTTCAAATACTGGAACTGAACGAGGTCTTCCTATTTCTTGTTTTGGTATTGATGTTGCTGATTCTATTGCAGATATTGGTGGAAAAAACCTAGAGCTTATGCTTCTTGCTAAACATGGTGGAGGAGTTGGAGTTGGAGTAAATCAAATTCGACCAGCCGGATCGACTATTTCTCAAAATGGTACATCTGATGGACTTGTTCCTTTCTGTAAAATATACGATTCATCAGTTCTTGCAACAAATCAGGGAAATGTTCGTAGAGGAGCTGCTTCTGTAAATATGGATATTGAACATGGAGACTTTTGGGATTGGCTAGAAATTCGAGAGCCTAAAGGTGATATTAATCGTCAGTGTTTAAACCTTCACCAATGCGTTGTTGTATCTGATGACTTTATGCAAAAATTAGAGCATGGTGATAAAGAGGCTCGTCGTAGATGGACAGCAGTTTTAAGAAAACGTAAAACTACCGGCGAACCATATATTATGTACAAAGGAAATGTTAATCGTCAAAATCCTGAAGCATATAAAAAGAATGGTCTTAAGGTCTATATGACAAATATTTGTTCTGAAATTACTCTACATACTGATGAAAATCACTCATTTGTTTGTTGTTTATCTTCTCTAAATCTTGCAAAATATGAAGAGTGGAAAGATACTGACTTGATCTACACTGCAACTTGGTTCTTAGATGGCGTTCTTGAAGAGTTTATTCAAAGAGCAAAATATATGAGAGGCTTTGAAAACTCAGTTCGATCTGCAGAAAAAGGCAGAGCTCTTGGATTAGGAGTACTAGGCTGGCATACTTATTTACAAAATAAAAATATTCCATTCGATTCTCTTCCAGCTCAATTTGAGACCCGAAAAATATTCTCACAGCTTAAAATTGAAAGTGAACGTGCGAGTAGAGATATGGCTAGAGAATTTAGTGAACCGTTATGGTGTGTTGGTACTGGAATGAGAAACACTCACTTACGTGCAATTGCACCAACCGTATCTAACTCTAAACTTTCCGGTAACGTTTCTGCAGGTATTGAACCATGGGCAGCAAATGTTTTTACTGAGCAAACCGCTAAAGGGACATTTATTCGTAAAAATCCTTCGTTGGAAAAAGTTCTTGAGAAATTAGGATACGATACCAAAGAGACTTGGGACCAAATCTTAGAAGATGGCGGTTCAATTCAAGGACTAGATTTTCTAGATAATTATAAAGTAAAATTAGGGGAAGTTGGAAATCCAATCACCTTAAACAAGTGGTCTAAACTTCCAGAGGTAGATCAATCTAATTACATTCCCCTAAAAGACGTTTACTTAACATTTAAAGAAATAAACCAACTTGAGTTAGTTCGCCAAGCTGGACTACGCCAACAATACATTGATCAATCAGTTTCTTTAAATCTTGCTTTCCCTACTGAAGCTGAACCTAAATTTATTAATCAAGTTCACCTAGAAGCATATCAGTCTGGAATTAAGACACTTTATTACATGCGAACTGAATCCGTATTACGTGGAGATATCTCAGCTAGGGCTATGACTGACTGTTTAAGTTGTGATGGCTAGAATTAAATAAAGATATAAACTAAGCAGCAAATAACTTTTGCTGCTTTTTTGTTTAGATAAATAATAAAAAATCTATTTTCATGCTTAATTTTAATCAATTTGTAAATGAAAGTAAAGATAATGAGTTTAATTCAATAGAAAAAAACGATATTGTTAACTGGAAGGGTACAAAATATAAAGTCAAAAAAGCCGGAAATGGTGTAATTCAATTACCTAGGAGACAGGGTACAGATACAATTAAAGTAAATCTAGGCCAGTGGAATCAATATGGTGGTAAACTAGTTGAAAAAGCAAAGAACGAGGATGAAAAATAAACACATTCGTAAATATTCTGATTTTTTAGTAGAACAAGATATGGCAATGGCACCTCTGCCAGGGGCACCAGCTGCACCAGGAGCTCCTGGAGCAAAGAAGCCAACTGAATATAAATTTTTATTTATGACAGGTCATGATGATCTTGGAAACAGTCGTCGTAAATACCCAGATGGTAGTGTTGTAATTGAATACCCTTGCTATTCAATCGATGCTGAAAAACTAAAAGCTTGGGCCCAAGAAAACATAATAGATTCAGATAAGAATAAGTTGACTAAGCCAGAGATAGAAGTTCGTCAAAAAAGCTTAGAAGATATTGTTAAAGGTGATCGTGTAAATATTTCAAGTGATGATTTACCATTTATTGAAAAACTAAAAAATGCAGCAGCATCAAACATTATAGCTAAACAGTTACCTGATGTTACGGTAGTCTTTTCAAATAATGTACCTACTACTGAAGACATTGATGTAACCTTCATAAAACATAAAAAGTAATGATTAAATCATTTATTGAATTTATAAACGAAAATATGGATCAGAAATCCCAATTTATTAAAGATCTTTCTCAAACATTAATTGAGAAATTACGTACTTCATATCTACAGAGTACTGAATATATGGTTTTTTCTGGAATGGAGTTTACTAATCCATTTACATTTGACTTGATTCTAAATGTTAGGTCAGATAATTCACCTAATCTTGATCAAGACAGTCACTTTAAAGGTCTTCCTTGGGAAAAAATAAATTTTGATCACTTAGGGTATTGTATTGATGCCAATACTAAAATGAGTAGATCAAAATCAAAAATACCTAAAATCATATTACATATTATCTTAAATCCAAAGGAGGAACCTATACTATATAGTAAATTATATTATAGATTGATCGATATTCTTACTCATGAAACAAATCACCTAGATCAACTAGGCATGAATAGAACTCCTTTTAATTCTCATGTAAGCGATAAAATAGATAGAAATAATGCTAAGAAAAGCTATAAATATTTTCTATTAAAAGACGAGATAGAATCAATGACTGAAGGAATGTATGCAAGCTCAAAGGCTCAAAATATTCCATTAGACCAAGTATTTGATAATTATTTACTTCCACTTATTCAATCCGGTTATATAAGTGATCAAGAATACAATAAAGTAATAAGAGTATGGGTTACTCGATCATTAGAGCTCTATCCAGATGCTACCTTTTCAACTAAAGTAGATCATATTATTAACTCAATCTAAGAACCGATTCATATTTTTTAGTAAAATACTATAAAAAGTATTAAATATGAACGATTTTGAAAAACTAAAATCTGAAATTGCATCTGCACAGGCTGCAATCTTTGATCCGATTATTTCCCTTATTTCAGCAGCAGAAGATGATGCTGACAAGTATTATGGAAAGGGTGTAAAAAGTGCTGGAAACAGACTTAAAAAGAAAATGCAAGAGATTCGTAAAGAAATTAAGCATCCTGCAATTAAAGCTGAAATGGCTAAAATTCAAGAAGGTGCAAAGAATCTTCGCCAAACTTTAACTGACGAAATCGCAGCAAAATAAGAATTGTCAACCTACTGCTAAACTATTAAAATGCCTCTTTTTGAGGCATTTTTTTTGTTTTCTTAAAACTTTTAGTAATATAGCTAGTACAAGATTATAAAAATAACAACAAAAATTATGACAGATTTTTTTGATTTACCAGAAGAGAGCTTTTCAAAGAAACCTCAAGCTGGTGGCGGTAAAAAAGTAGATCCGAACGTTTATGATCCGGATCCAAATGCGCACAATGGTTCGTATAAATCAGTATTTAGATTTATTCCATATGTGTTTGACAAAACAAAAAGCAAGTACACTAAGTACACTGCTAAATTTTGGAATCCCTTAACTAAGGAATCCTTAATCATCGACTGTCCTTCGAATGTTGAAAAACCTTCAATACTATGGACAATGGAGTCAGTTCTTCGTTCTTTGAAAAAAGAAGAACCAGAAATCGTTGAAGAAATTGGTAAAAACTTCTCAAGATGGAGTACCAATCACTCAGCAGTTTACATCAAGAAAGATCCACAAAGACCTGATCTTGAAGGAACTATCAAAATCTTTAAATTCAGAAATCAAATTGGTATGTTGATCGACCAATTAGTAAATCCTGAAGAATTAGATGGATTTTCAACAAGCAAAAAAGTAAATCCATATCACCTACTTGAAGGAAAAGATCTTCTTTGTGTAGTTGGTAAGAAAACTAAAGAATATAGAGACTGGTCTAAGTGTAAATTTATGGACGAAGTAACTCCATTAGTATTTAAAATCGGTGATACTCAAGTTCAAGTTAAAAATGACGAAAAGTCAGTTAAACTTGTGACTGAATTTATGACTAAGAATACTCCAAAAATGGATGAGTATTTCCACCAAGAGTGGACAGAAGAGACTTTCTCTAAAGTTGCTGAAGCAATTATTGCAGCCATTCCTCAAAGAGAAGTTCTTGAGATGATTCTTGAAAGAAGCAAGGATACTAAAATGAATGAATTAATTCGTTCTAAAATGAAACCTGGAAAATCAAATGCACCAAAAGCTAGTGTAAATGATGATTTAGAGTTTTCAAGTACACCAACCGACTCTTCTAGCCATGATGAAAAACCGGTAGCTGAATCTATTACTTCAACTGACTCAGATGATGAATACGATTCACTATTCTCAAACTTGTAAAATAATTCATACTAATCATGGAAGAAAATAAAGAAGCACAAGTTTCTCTTGAAAAAGAGCAAATCCAATCAGGAGAACAGCCTCAACCAAATATTTTGTTTGGGACAATCACATACGCTGATGATAATGCATATGAAGAGTTTATAACGTCTATGAATATTAGCCAAGCTCTTTTTGTCCTAATTGCATCTGCTAATTATTCTCAAGCAAAAGGAGCATTTAACTTACTAGAGTCTGAAACTCTTTCTGCTGCAATTAGATCAATTCGTAAAACTAGCGAAAAAGCTGAAACCGAATCTAAAAAATAAAAATTAACATGGACTTAATCATAGACGGTAACGCTTTTATTAATGTCGCGATAAGTGTCACTAAGTCTTTGTCCTTTAAGGATAAAAGAACTGGTGACGCTTATTATGTTAGTGATTTATTCAATGATGGTGGGTTTATATTAAAGGAGCACGTAAGAGTAACATTTAGAAATTTTTGTTTTACTTACTTAAACTCTTTAATTGCCCCTATTTCGTCTAGTCCAGAAAAAGTCCATATCGTTTTCGATTCAGCAAGTTGGAGAAAAGAGTATACTAATGATTTCTTTAAGAATTCAGATTTTAAAACTACTTCTGCTCCTACTGAGTTTAAATACAAAGGAACTCGTAAATACGACGACCATCAATATCTTTTCTTTGATTATTTCCAAAATGTTATTATGGCACCATTAGTTGCCAAGTCTGGAATAAATCAATATAAATTTAAAGGTACTGAAGGTGATGACATCATTGCATATCTATGCGATATTTTAAAATGTGACATCTTGATCTACACAGTAGACCAAGATATTAAACAAACTACTGGGATTACTGATAAAAATGTACTTGTAATTACGCCTAAACAAATGGCTAAAACCAAGAGACTTTTTGTCCCATCTCAGCTAATTCCTACCGCTGCTAATGAAGAAATAGATAACTTTTTCTCATTAAGTGACGATCATATTACTGGAGCAACAATCGAAAAAACTATCTCTAATCTAATCAATAAGGATTATGTAGAGTATAAAGTAGATTTTGTAGACGAAGTATTGAGTAAAATATTATTGGGCGATAAGTCAGATAATATTCCAAAGATTACAAGCGTTTCTCCAACGAAAGCTAAAAAAGTAATTTCTGCAGTTCATGAAAAGTTTGGAGATCACATTATTTCTCAACTAGATGACCTAAACGAAGAAGTAATTTCTAATATTGTTTCAGAAATTCAAATCGTTAATAAAATTAAAGATCAAGATAAACTAGATGAGATTAGAGAACACTTACTATTCAATATTAAGTTAACTCGTCTGTCAATTAAAGTATTCCCAGAGGAAATCAGAGAGGCTCTAATTGAATTCTTTGAGTCATATCAAATGACAAACTTTAATTCTAAAGAATTTACAAATTTAAAAAATAATTTATCATTACTATGAAGCCTCTATACGAAAGAGTCCTAGTTAAACCTAGAGAAAAAGAGACTCGTACGAGTCAAGGAATCATGCTTCCTGAAAAAGCTATAAAAAAACCAAACATTGGTGTTGTAGTTAGCGCTGGTACTGGGACCAAGAACAATGAAATGCTGGTTAAAGCTGGTGATCAAATTCTATTTAATCGTTATGCTGGATTAGAGCTAATGTATAAAGGAGAAAAACACTATGTCATTATGGCAAATGAGATTATCGGAATATTAGATGATATTAACGATATTTCCTTAGAGGAATTTGAATAAAACAAAAGAGGAGCATTTAGCTCCTCTTTTTTATTTTATATCAGTTGATTCTAATAGTGTATAACTAAACTTATTTCCATGGATCTTAGCTGCCTTTTTACAAATCGCTAAGAACGCATCAAAATCTTTTACTCTTTTAAATACTTGACATCCTTCTGACCAGTTCTCTACCCAAGTAGAATCTTGTCCAGCTTTATGGATATTAATACCGAACATGCCAGTATCAGTTTTATTCTCTTCAAATATTAAATCTTTATTTGCATCTCTCCAAACTGTAACATTACCACCTCTTTGGCAAAGCGCTTCGTATTTTCCTTGATGTAAATCAATTTTCCATACTCCTCTATATTGTCCTGGTACTAATCTTGCAACACCATTCTTATTATGGAATTGTTGTACTCCCTTTTTACCAGGATCGCATGTAGCATTCCAATAATAATATTGCCATTCACCTTTCTCATTTTTAAATGATATAGTAAGGTAATCATCAAAAACATTTGTCACCTTCTTGTATACTGAAGGCTCGCAATTTCTTACACCTACTATATTAACATCATACGATCTATTAGTAGCATCTTCAAACCAAACATATCCTTTTGCTTTTACGGCAGCTTCAACCTGTTCTCTAGTATAACTCATACTCTTTTCTTTTTATTATTTATCAAACCAAAAAAAGAGATCCGAAGATCTCTTTTTCATAATTATTCTTTTTTATTAGAAGCTTGGGATAAATCCAGTAGCATCTGAACTCAATGATCCTCCTACTCTTGTAATAGTGATTCGATTGATGAACTTTTGGATTCCTCTTGGGAAATCTACTCGAATATCGATAATTG